CGATTTCACCTTAACTGTGAAATATCCTATTTCTGACTCTGGTATTTATCAACTTATTCAAGAAGATATGTTGATAAAAGCGCCGACTCCTGTTCTTGGTGCGCAGCTATTTCGCATCAAGAAACCCGTTGAACACAATGACCATCTGGAAATCACAGCCTATCACATCTCAGACGATGTGATGAAACGTTCTATCACACCAGTTAGCGTGACTAGTCAGAGTTGTGGCATGGCTCTTTCTCGCATGGTCCAAAATACAAAAACTGCTTTGGGAGATTTTTCTTTCAGTAGCGATATCCAGGATCGTAGGACCTTCAACACGACTGAAACAGAAACTCTGTACTCTGTATTGCTGGACGGTAAGCACAGTATAGTTGGTACATGGGAAGGCGAGCTGGTTCGTGATAACTTTGCGATGACTGTCAAAAAGAGTCGTGGTGAGAATCGTGGTGTTGTTATCACGACACACAAGAATCTGAAAGACTACCAACGCACAAAAAACAGTCAGAATGTTGTCACAAGAATTCATGCCAAGTCAACTTTTAAGCCTGAAGGTGCTGAAAAGGAAACGACTATCAGAGTGACTGTGGATAGTCCTCTTATCAACTCATACCCTTATATCAATGAAAAAGAGTATGAGAACAACAATGCTAAAACTCTTGAAGAGTTGCAGAAGTGGGCACAAGCTAAGTTTTCAAATGAGGGCATTGATAAGGTATCTGATGCTATCAAAATTGAAGCCTATGAACTTGATGGGCAAGTGGTCCATATGGGTGATACGGTCAATCTCAAGAGTTGGAAGCACAATGTCGATGCATTCAAGGAAGCTATTGCTTATGAGTTCGACGCTTTGAAGGAAGAATATATCTCTCTGACTTTTGATGATAAGGCAGGAACTGGTGGTTCTAGAGCTTCTGGTGGCTTATCTAGCGCAGCTGATGCAATCCTTGGTGTGACAGGAACCGCACAAGAAATTGCCCTTGAAAAGGCTCTTCAAAATGCTGATTTAGACTTTGATTATAAAGCTGGATTGCTTAGACAGGAAATTTTGGACGGTATCGAACTTGCTAGGGCTAAAGCTGAAGAAGTTAAAAGAGAACTCTCTGATACTATTAATCAGCGATTCGACAACTTTGACAACGCTTCGATACAAGAAGCCAAGCGCAGGGCTGAAGAAGCCTTGCGAAATGCTGGCGCAAGCAGCTTACTCGCTCAAGAAGCCAAGCAAATTAGCGAGCAAGCAACCGCTGATATAACCAAATTAAAAAACGAGGTCGTTGATGGATATGTCGGCAAGAATGCTTACCAAGAAGGAATTCGTGGGATTGAGCGACGGATTGAGGAAGTGAGGACATCAACGAATGGCCAAATTGCTACTCAAATCGCTGGGTACAAGCAATCAGTAGATGGCCGATTCACAAGCTTATCTTCTCAACTCGAGGGCAAAGCTAATCTTGTAGATTTCCAGCGTGTACAAGAAACAAGCAAACTCTATGAGAGGATTATCGGTAGCAACGAGAATGACATTTCGAATAAGGTTGCTCGCATGGCTCTGACTAATCAACTTTTTCAAGTCGAGGTGGCCAAGTATTCGACGGTTGGCGGTCCGAATACGCTCCGAAATTCGAGGGCAGACGACGGTCTGAAGTATTGGACGGAAGCAAATGGTCGTTTGAATTTTACAGCTCACTCGTTTTATTTTAACGGTCAAAAACGCATGTTTGAATTGCGACCAGGAGCTATCGTTAAAAGTCCACGGTTCATTATCAAGCGAAATACTGATTATACGTTGAATATTTTAGGTTTCGACAACAACTCAAAATATTTTAGGGTCTATGTTAGTAAACGTGTAAAAGGTTCTGTCGCAGATTTTCAACAGAGGTTACTGATATTCAATGGTCAACCTAAATGGGTTGATGGACCCGTTTTTGATAACACAAAAACGGTCAAAAAATCCATTACATTTAACGTCGGGGAATTCGATGAATGTTATCTGCAATTTGAATACGACCGCAACAATCCCAATAAATGGGGCGGTCTGTTCATGACAGAGCTTGATTTCTATGAAGGCACGACTGACCGTCGCTGGCAACCGGCTCCCGAAGATGCGACTCTAGAGACAGACAAGACTCTTGAAGCGACTCAAACAAAAATGACTCAGCTCGCTGGCTCCTGGGCTGTTCAGAACATCAATTCAGCTGGGGATATCATTTCTGGAATCAATCTTGGTTCAAATGGTCAAAATCGCATCTCTGGTAAAGCTACTCATATCACTGGAGAAACCTTGATTGATAATGCAGTCATTAAATCTGCTATGATAGACAAGCTTAAAACCGCTAATTTTGAAGCAGGATCAGTCACGACTACGATTTTAGATGCTGAAGCAGTAACCGCTGACAAGTTGAGAGTTGACCAGGCTTTCTTTAACAAACTGGTGGCAAATGAAGCCTACTTAAGTCAGCTATTTGCCAAGCAAGCCTTCATTAACAGAGTTAAAAGTATCACGATAGATGCAAGTCAGGTTCAGTCAGGTGTTTTGAGTGGTGATAGGATTTACGGTGGGACCATTACAGGTTCAAATATCTATGGTGGAACCTTAACAGGACACACTAAAATCCAACTAGGTTCTTATGGCTCATTCGATACTACAAATGGCGGTTTACAGATTAATGTACCACGAAGCCATAATACTAAAGATGGGTTAGGAGTGCAGTTCATTGGTTCTTATGGTCGTGGCGAAGATGTTCCTTATGGCCTTTTCATTTACAAGGACTCCGATTTTACTACTGGCGGTTACGCAAGTGATAGTGATGAATTCCTACTGACAGTGAGGGGATACATTAAAGCAAAAGGAATCGGCTGGCTCAAGACAGGGAATGGAAGGATTGACGGTGGAACAACCGGTACTATTGGGTTATGGAACTCCGACAATGTATATTTGAGTTTTGGTGGTTCAAGTAATGACATTTATTATAGTTATAACAGCACAGCATATAGCCTGTGGTCAGTTATTAATAAGCATTTCTCAGATAGACGTCTGAAAGACAATATCGTTGATTGCAAGCATAAGGCTCTTGATTATATCCATCAATTCCAGTTCAAGGAATACGACTGGAAGAAGCAAGAGGATAGACCACAACAAGCACACACAAAGATTGGTTTGATTGCGCAGGAAGTTCAAGAGGTAGACCATACACTTGTTTACGAAAACGGAGATACGTTGAATCTGGACAATCTCAGATTAACCAATATCGCACTCAAAGCAATTCAGGAACTTGCTCTTGAAAATAAAAAACTTACACAAAGATTGGAGAACTTAGAAAATGAACGCAGAACAGCTTAACCAAGCTTTACAAATGACAATTAGTGAAATGTCAACAGCTTCAACAAATTCAATGATTACAAGTAATCTCTTGAGCATTCAGTTGAAAGAGCAAAAGGCAGAGAATCAAAGACTTCAAGAACGAGTGGACGAGCTGGAAGCTCTGCTTAATGAACAAACTAAACCAGCAGAAGGAGAATAAACATGGCAATCAATGGGTATAATCTATCAACAAAACCGTACTTAAGGATTTCTGGTTCTAATGTTGAAACCGTGGTAGAAATTCAATTATCAGAAGGAAATCGCTACAGCACTAACTCACGATCATTCACTGGAGATCGTACAAACGAACCAGAAGACGTCTTGATTCAAGCTGTGCTGGATATCTTAAAAGCTGAGCTAGATCCAGGAAGTGCCATTGTCAAAACACAGGCGCAACTTGAACAAGCTGAACAGCAGATTGCGCACAACAAGAGCGAACAGGACAGACTTGCTCAAGTCATCAAGCAAACTGAAGAGAATGCAAAGGTGAACCAGAAGGTCATTCATGTTCTTGTTTTGAACTCTATTATGAGCAAAAACATTGAGTACGGTACAACCTACAAGGAGTTGGTTGAGTTGATTCAACCGGCCGAGGTCGGGAAAACCTACTTACCACATGACCTAATTACCATTGAAGACCCTGAGCACGTTGAAGTGAATGGCGAAGGCAAGCGCATCCTAGTGCAGCTTAACAAAGAATTTACGTATAACGGCGAGCCTGTCAGCGCATTTGTGACAAACGGCTCCCTAGAGCAAAACGGTACTGGTGTCGCTTGGAAATTTGAAGGGAAAGAATAGGGGTGCTTATGCCAGGTTATGAACGACTAATTGTGCAAGTCTTTCTTTCTCTAATCCCTGTCATTGGACTTTATTTTTCAATGAAAGATAAAGCAACGAAGCAGGAGAATCGTCTCACGATTTTGGAGAAAGACATCGAGAA